GGGGAAGATATCTTCGGTAACGGGTAGGGCATCACAGGCATCAAAGCCGCATGAGCTTATGAGAAGAACAAAGCCGATTAGCATTAGTCCTCCGCTGGTTTGGCTTCTATGAATAACAGGGTTCCGTCTTGAAAGTTATCCCAATCAGCCTGCTCGTGTAGACAAACTACTCGCGCCGTTCGTGTGCCGTCAGAATCATAATCACTCAACACAATCTGACCAACAGGCTCCAGCGCCTTCAACTCTGCAAGTTGCTCACGCAGTGATAGCAGCTCCTCGGCCATTTCTGCATCACGTCCAACTGGGTAAAACTCCGCCCAGCCATTTTGCTTCGCTAATACTATGTGTTGTAACTCTTCTTTACTCAGCATCTGCATTCCCCTCTACCAGCTTGCGGCCTTTTTCCGTGAGCTTTACATTGTGATAGAGACCGATTTCACGGCGGCTTATTTCCCGTTCAGGCTCAACAAGGTCAAGCGAATACAGCTTTGGTAGCGATTGGCAGTTTGTCCGTAATTCTAGCCATCGACCCCTTATTCGCGGCGCGTCTAAATTGAGTTGAGCGGTTTCTCCATTCATTATTCTGAGAAGGGTATATTTTTGAGCTGTGGTTATCTTCGCCATCACTCCCCCTCGACCGTAAAACCGGCTTTGATAATCTGTTTTTTACTGAATTCAACGCCAGCTACCCATGCTTCACATTGCTTTTCTGAGTACCAGTGAGCCATGTGTGAAACTGCGCCGATATCACAATCAGGGAATTCAACCGGCTTACTCAACTTCTCGTTTGCCGCTGATAATGCTGCTTCTGCTTTCTCTGCGCGTTCCTGATATATGTGCAGTGCAGAACAAGCGGCATCATATGCAAATGATGTAGGTGCGCGATTTTCCCATTGCGACTCCAATTCATGAATCCGATAAGCGGCCGCGCCCACCTCTTTTTGTGCTGCTGATAACTCGGCTTCTGCTTTCTTAGCGCGTTTTTTCAGTCCTGCATTTTCAGTCATTAACTCAAGGTTCATTCTTCGCTGAAGATTGATTGTGTTGGCTTCTGTCTGTTTCTCAGCTTCCAGTCTGCTGATATATTTCAGCTTGTTATCATTTGCGTTTTCTTTCTGCGCCGCTTTCAGATTGATAATGCCGCTAGCTAGATGACTGATTACGTCGTTTTTTGAATCAACTAGCTTGTGCCAATCCGCATCATCTTGTGCCGCTGCTTCTGCAACAGAACGCCAGTCTGTTATCTCTTTCTGTGCCGCTTCCAGTTGGGCTATCAGGTCTAGCATGGCTGCAGGGCTTGCTGATTCAATGTAATCAATAATCACACTATCAATCACCGTATCGCCAGTAGCCTCACAAATGTTATCGCCATGTTCGGTAACGATGGCGTGAACCGCACCTCTGTCTTTTGTTTCCAGCAGAGATGATTGCCAGCACCCTTTGACATCAGTTAACTCCAAAACTGCCAGGGCCGCTTTCTTCAACTCTTCGATGTTATTCATCAACTGTTACTCCCTCGTGGTACGAATTGTGAACCCCATGACTTCTGGCTCTTTTCTGATGATTTTTAATGCTTTTCCGAATTCGGGGATAAACCTGTTATCGAAGCCATTCAAAATAGTAGTGCAGTAGCCAACGTTTCTTTCTTCGCAGTTTTCAAAAGCGAATGAGCAAATCATTGGCATCTGATTTTTATTGCAAATATCGATAATTTGCTTCATCAGCGGGCTGATTTTTTCGTCATAAACGGATTCTAAATCGTATATTTCAGACATAACTATTCCTCAGCAGTCAATCTGCCGGTAATGGGGTGGGGTATTAGGCTGCCAGTCCGTTGGCAGCGAGTGACAATTTCAGATTTGAGTTAATCCGCTCAGCAGTCCGTTGCGCTTTGAATGGGTTGGTTATTACTCTACATCCCGGAGCAATCCAGCCCCGGTGACTTCGTGAGTAAATGAGCGTTATTGACCCGACCTTGATATGGTCATGCGGGGTTATCACATTGGCACCTCTTCCATCTCTGATTTTCGGATTCCGTAAATGTCGGTGGCCTTTTCAAGTTGGTCGTGGTGGGCTGCAAGAACGCGTTGGGTATATTTAAAGAACTTTTCCAACTCTTCTACTGATTTTGCGTTGCTGGCAGCGTTGGTGAAGTCAGCAAGCAGGGCATCAGGTGAGCGCTCATCTACTTTTGTCGTCTCCAGTTCTCCCTCGATTGGTTCCGCTTTCTTGGTGTTGATCATCTTGTTCAGGTCGGCATTGGTGCGTGGCGTTACATCTCGCTCAGGCTTTGGTTTTCCGTCCAATTCATCACTGGAGTAAACGCCGAGAATAACCTCGGGGCAGTACAGGCGTGACCAGCGTTTAACAGCGAGGTAGGCAAGTTGTTGCTTCGGGTCGCTGGCCCATAGGGTGGAATTTCGCACTTGGGCCTGAGAAAGTAATAAAGTCAGAACGCGCGGCTCATCTTCACCTTTCATCGTGGCCCAAACCCTGACACCAAGCCCTTTCTCGTCTTCCAGCGTCCAGTCTGGCGCTATATATTTCCCGCCGTTTTTTGATGCTTTCTCTGCAAACTTGCCGATCACATTCTCCCATGGGCCAAACCAGTCATAATGAATCCGGTCTTTGGTGGGAGCCATTGCAAAAATCACCGCGTTAACGAGCTGCGCCTCATAACCTAGGGTGCCGCTAACAACGTGAGTCTTTTGAGCAACTACGAATGGATTCATACCCCACTGAACAGCTTGCATTGCCACTGCCATGCAGTCCGCTTTATTACCCGCGAGGTGAGACGGGATAGTTGATCGCCCACTTGCCATGAGTGTGGCGAAATTCTGAATTGCCATCAGGTTTTGAGGGCTGAAAATCGCTACGTTTGCATTTGTAATGGCGGGTTCATTGCTGAGTTCGATGTTGGCGATGTCAGTCATTGTTCTTTTTCCTTGCCCATGCCGGGCGGTAAATGGTTTCGACACCGCCCCATTCGTTGCTGAGTCGGCATTCGTGATATGTTTGCAGGTTCTTTCTGTACAGATCATGCCCAGCTGCCACATCGTCAGCATCGAGCTGAAATACGCGGGTTGGGTATCGTCCACAGTTAATGGTTTCGCTTACTGCGATAAACAGAAATGTCGGATATTCGTTGAAGTGATTGAGATAACCGTCCCGGTACATAGCGTCCTGCACGTGATACCGGAATTCTTCGATGTCTCGCGAGAAGCGATCCATGTCAGCCACTTTTTTCACATCCACTATGATTGGCTGGCTGGTGAGAAATTTGTCCGGTCGGATCCGGCATAGTTCTGATGTTTCTTCATCCGTCCAATAGATTGAAGATTCGCAGTATCCTTCTGCTTCTAAAAAGTATCTGGCCGCCGGGTGGGCCATTGCACTCCCTTGCATCAGTTCCAGCTTCCGGTGCTGTTCAAAGTCCATTACCGTCTTCCCTGACTCTTCGCACTCTTTCAGAAAATCCTTTTCTGCTGCCTTGCCGTCTTTTGTGCGCCGGTTGAACTCTGGCGCTTTGATGAATCGCTTGTCGAACTCATCAGGCTCAAGTAACAGGCAGTGGAGTGCCGTTCCCATATCCAGCGCCTTGAGCTTTTCCGTGTCTACTGGCGCTGTTTTCTTCCATGTGAGTATTGCGGGGTTGATAGCCACATCATCCAGTTGCGACTTACTTACCCCCGGTCCCGAGTGATAATCCTCGTTTGAAATTTCTTGATAGTGGCCCGGTTCCATCACGCCGCCTCGTGTTCAGCTAAGTGGCGCTGTATTTCCATTGCGCGCTGCCACTTTGCATTATCAACAAGGACGTTGTAGAGCGCGGTATCGAGTTCTTCGAAGTCGTACTCATCAACGACTAATTTGAACGCTTCACTATCAAAATCAGGGAGTTGCTCAAATATTTTGATTAGGCTTCTGACTTTTAATGCTTTCTCTTGTCGTTCGGCAATCTGTCCGGCTTGTTCTAATTCCTGCTCGTTCAATGAGCTGTAAAGCTTCCGTGCTTCGTTGATTTCTGCGTATGTCATAGAACTATCCCCCGGCTTTCACAGAATGCTTGGGCCATCAGGCGATAGCCGGTTTCATTGTTTGGGTAGTAGTGCTCACTGTCACCGATGCGAATAAATAACCGGCTGCCGATTATCTGAAATTTCATGGCTCACCCCGCTGGTTTAATATTTCGATAATCCGCTTAGCGCCGTTTTTTACGTTGCGAAATATGCGGTCGAGTAGTGATTCAGAGCAGCCCACGCAAGGCCACCCTGCACAAATTAGCTGTTGCATGGATTGTTCCTAATTGAGTTTGTTGATTTTCGCCCACAGCAAAACACCGACAGTTGTCAGGCTTACTCTGGGGATTGTTGGGGGTGGGGATTAACCGCGACTAAATGCTTGATGGCGTGTAACTAAACCATTTTTCTTGGCGTTACGTTTGATACGTTTTAGCTCATCCTGAGCTTGTAGAAGTGTTATCTCTCCTGCATGAACCCTTTCCATGATGGCCTTTCTCACATCCAAGCTATCGGCTACAAGCCCATCAGCTTCCGCATTTTTTACTGCGTCATGCTTTTCTAAAATAGCGTCAAATTTTGAGCGCCCCATATCTCACCCTCTCGCCTTAATCATTGCGTC